TGTAAAGGTTGTTACGCAACAACTGGTATGTATAACATGCCTAATGTTAAAGCACCAAGAGCGCATAACAAAGAAGATTGGAAAAGAAAAGATTGGGTTGCAGATATGATTGCAGCAATACTAGATGATGAACTATTCAGATGGTTCGACAGTGGAGACTGTTATGATGTACGTCTGGCAAGAAAGATTAAACAAGTTGTAGAAGGGACACCAACAACTAAACATTGGTTACCAACAAGACAACACAAGTTCCCTAAGTTCGCCACAATACTGGCTGATATAGCTGCTCTGCCTAACGCAGTAGTACGACTATCATCTGATTCTATCAATGGTGGTATTATAGAGGGCAATACTACTTCAACCATATGGAGTGATAAACCACCCAAAGAAGCCTTTGAATGTGGTGCATACACCAGAGAAGGTAAATGTGGAGATTGTAGAGCATGTTGGGATAAGAATGTCAAAATAATAGCATACCCCGGTCATGGAGCAAAAATGGCTAAGGTAATAAAACTACAATCAATGGAAGTAGCAGCATGATTTTAGAATCAATTATGTGCCTTGCCTTAAATTTATATCATGAAGCAAGAGATCAACCCGTTGTAGGTCAACTAGCAGTCGGTTTTAGCACTCTTAACAGAGTAAAAGACGAACGTTACCCTGACACTATATGCAAAGTTGTTAAACAAGCTAGATATAACTCATGGGATCTAAAGAACCCTATCAGACATCGTTGCCAATACTCATGGTTTTGTGATGGAATGTCTGATAGTCCTAAAAACGACAAAGCTATGCAAGAGGCGACAATACTAGCTGCTAGAATATACTACGGTAAAGTAACTGACGTGTCTGCTGGAGCAACACACTATCATGCAACATATGTAAACCCGTATTGGGCAGACCATATGACAGTGCTGTTTAGGATTGATGATCATATCTTTTATAGATAAATAACAGAGCCTTGACCTCTAGGTTACTCTCTAGATCTTTTAAGTACCTTAAAGAACTTAAATAACTATGGAGTAACCTACATGACAGACCATGTTAAGTACGTGGAAGGTAAAGTAAAACCTGAAAATCTAACAAAGAAACCTAAAATAGCAATCACAGAATCTTCACTTGCAAACCTTAAGCCCAGATGGGACAAAGAACACATGAAGATGATGTCTAATAAAAGCATTGAAAAGCGTAGATCCAACAAAGAAGCACGTGAAAAGATGAAAGAAACTGTAGAGATCTTAAAATACCTCTCAGATGGTGTCATTGCAGACATGCCAACAGGACTAACAGTAATGCAAATCATGATGCTCAGGGCAATCCAAGATGGTGACCCTGCCGAAGCATCTAAACTTGCTGCAACTATCGCAGAATACCAGCAACCTAAGCTGCAACGAACTGAAAATATCAACACAAACATTAACTTAGAAGATCTCACTGATGAAGAGCTAGCCCAACAGTTAGCTATAATTAATGAGCCAAACCTTAGTCCGCTAAAAGACATAGAAGGTGAAGTATTAAGTGAAAAGTAATATAAAAGAATTCGTTAAAGGCTTTTTATACCTAGGTGTGTACCTAAGTTTAGCCTTATTTATTATAAATACGCTTGCAAAAGCACTATGGTGAACTAAATGACTACTGATGTCTTAAGTGATGAAGCTTGTAACTTTTTAGTACAAAACTACACTAACAATCGTTGGGGTAAAACAACAGAAAAACCTAAAATAGTAACAGTTAACAAAGAATATTATGAAATAATAGAAAAAGATAGTCACATCCTTGAGATATTGTCAGCTAGTAATGACCCCGATGTAGAAGCTATGGTAGAAAAAGCTACTAAAGAATATGAAGCAGATCAAGTGCAAGTAGAAGGCCTTGATTACAAATATGGTGATCAACGAGGGGAGATATAATTATGAGTATAGTATTCATACCTAAAATAGGCGATCACCTACGTAAAACAGAAGGTGCGCGTGTAGACAGTTACAGCAAAGCAGAAATACAAGAAGTCATAGCACTAAGAGCTGCAGGTGTTTCATACAGAGACTGTAGTCGTGAGTTGTCCAGATGTAAAGGTAGTATTGGAAGCATGATTCATTACTACAATCTTCAAGGTAAAATTGACGAAGCTAAAGAAAAGTTGAGGTTAACATGAGTGTAGTTATTTCCCTCTATGATTACACAGCTGTCGCAGTAATACCTTGGGCTAAAGCAGGTCACACATGCTACTGTTATGACATACAACACGATAATACACGAATAGATAAGTATGAAGGTGGTGGTTCTATACACTACCTAAATGCAGACCTACACGATTACAGTACATTACTAGGTCTATGGCATAAATATAGAAGTGCAGATAATAAAATTATATTTGCAATGGCATTCCCTGTATGCACTGACTTAGCCGTAAGCGGTGCTGCATGGTTTAAAGCTAAATACTTCAGAGACCCTCAGTTCCAAAGAAAAGCAGTAAGTTATGCAAGATGGTGTGATGAGTTATTCGCTGATCTCAAAGTGCCATATTATATAGAAAACCCAGTATCAGTCTTGTCAACAAAATGGCGTAAACCAGACTACCGTTTCCACCCATATGAATACGGTGGTTACATCAAAGAAGGTGAAGAAGAACACCCACTATACCCTGAATACATAGCTCCAAGTGATGCATACTCTAAACGCACATGCTTGTGGACAGGTGGTGGGTTTGCAATGCCAGCAAAGAATCCAGTAGCTTGTGAAAGTTACGGGTCAAGCACACAACATAGAAAACTTGGCGGCAAATCAATGAAAACTAAGAATATAAGAAGTGCAACTCCAAGAGGTTTTGCTGAAGCAATCTATCAAGCTAACAATTACAGAGGTACAAAGTAAATGGATCCAACCATTGAGGAATCAGCAATAAACTCACAAATAAATGGTAACCACTACCTAGTCTTAGGTGTACAACCTCTTGAAGCTACGTATGCTAACTTCGGTTACGATGGTGTACGCGCATCTGTTTATACAAAAGTAAATAAATACCTTACAAGAAGCAAAGGTTCACATCGACATGACCTTGAGAAAGCAATCCATGTATTGCAGATACAATTAGAATATCATAAGAAATATACTGAATAATTGTAATAAAAAGATTAAGGCCAACTACGGTCTTAATCTAATTAATTTTATTAAACCGACAAAGAGGACTTGCTCATGGTTTTTGACACAAAGACATGGCTTAAAGCAGTTGTAATAAACTATGACAGAGGTCAACCATACCTCCTACAATATGTTCTAAAAGAAAAAGAAATAGATAACTTAACAAACCTAATAGATGCCTTAACAGATCTTAGAATAGAAGCCGCTATGGACGCAAGAGATAATAACGATGGGTCTTTTAACAGCAGAGGTGATGAATGATTATAAAGTTTTACACAAAAGGATGCCAACCATGTTATGCACTGACAACACTTCTGGATAATATGATGGTTGAATACGTGTCTTGCGACATAGAAGAAGAATGGGTAATAGCTGCTGATAATAAAGTAATGAGTGTACCTACACTGCTAAACACTGAAACAGGTAAAAGACTTATAGGTTTCAAGAATGAAGAAAAAGTAAAGGAATTTCTAAATGACAATAACAGTTGATTACGAACGTAATAGTTTGCTTTCAGAACAAGCATACACACTCCTTAAGGACTACTATTGTCGTGAAGGTGAAGACCCACAAGACGCATACGCTAGGGCAGCTATGGCATTTTGTAAGTCTGACTATGATCTAGCACAACGTATATATGACTATGCTAGTAAAAGTTGGTTTATGTTCAGCTCACCTATCTTATCTAATGCCCCTGCACTTGGAGAAAAAGTACATGGTCTTCCTATTAGTTGTTTCTTATCTTACGTCCCTGATACTCTTGAGGGCCTTATTGGACACAGCACGGAATTACGGTGGCTATCCGTCAAAGGTGGCGGTGTTGGCGGTCATTGGTCTGACATTAGGTCTGTCAGTGATGTGGCTCCCTCTCCTATACCCTTCTTAAAGACTGTCGATAGTGACATGACTGCTTACCGACAAGGTAAGACACGAAAAGGTTCTTATGCCGCTTACATAGACATAACACACCCAGACATCATTGAGTTCATAAACATAAGAGTACCCACAGGTGGTGACCCTAATCGTAAAGCGTTCAATATTCACAACGCAGTAAACATTACTGATGAGTTTATGGATGCAGTCACATCAGGTAATACATGGGATCTAATAGACCCTAATGATAAAACAATACGAGATACATTACCTGCAAGAGAACTATGGGAACGTCTGATTGAGACAAGATTCCGTACTGGAGAACCATACCTTAACTTCATTGATGAAGCCAACAGGCATCTACCTGCAGAAATGCGTGAGAAAGGGTTAACTATCAAGGGTTCAAACCTTTGTAATGAAATTCATCTACCGACAAACGAAGATCGTACAGCAGTCTGTTGCCTGTCAAGTGTAAACCTTGAACACTACGAGGATTGGAAAGAAACCACTATGGTTGCTGACCTAATCACTATGCTAGATAATGTAATAAGCTTCTTTTGTTTCCATGCTCCCAAGGAACTACGCAAGGCTGTCTACAGTGCCACACAAGAGCGTTCTTTAGGACTAGGGGCAATGGGTTTCCACAGTGCATTACAACGTGTGGGGATACCTTGGGAGACCCCTATGGCTACTGCATACAATACTGAGATGTTCACTCATATAAAAGCACAAGCAAGAGCAGCATCAGTGTACCTAGCAGAAGAACGTGGTTCATGTCCTGATGTAGATGGGATACGCAACTCACACTTATTAGCAATAGCACCTAATGCCAACTCATCAATAATTGCTGGTTGCTCAGCATCAATAGAACCCCTTAAATCTAATGCGTTCACACATCGTACACGTGTAGGTGCACACCTTGTTGTAAACACTTATCTTGATAAAGTAATATTTGAATATGCAAACACATGGAAAGATAAATCTAAAGTTTGGATAGAAGAACAATGGACTTCAATTATACTGAATGAAGGTAGTGTACAACACCTAGAATGGATGGAAGATTGGGACAAGCAGGTATTTAAGACTGCATTTGAACTTGACCAACGATGGGTTATAGATCATGCAGCAACACGACAGCCCTTTATATGTCAGGGGCAGTCTGTTAATTTGTTCTTTCCTGCTGGAACCGACAAAGCGTACGTAAACGAAGTGCATATTCGTGCATTCAACAAGAAACTAAAGGGACTTTACTATCTTCGAACAAGTGCAGGTGCTAAGGCTGACACAGTAAGCTTCAAGCCTACCCGTGTAGCACTAAAAGACTACGCAACTGAAGAAGATGAGTGCCTATCATGCCAAGGATAATTAATAAATGAGCTTACTAACTGCATCACCAGCCTTTAAACCCTTCAACTACACTAGCTTTGTCACTCAAGCAATTGAACATGACAAGTTACATTGGGGTGAATGGGAGTGTGATCTTAATGAGGACGTAACACAGTGGAAATCTGGGAAGATTACTCCATCTGAGAAGAACTTTATCACCCAAATCCTACGATTATTTACACAATCTGATGTAATTGTAGGTGGTAGTTACGTAGATGTGTTCCTACCTCGCATTAAAAACAACGAAGCACGTATGATGATGCTATCTTTCGCACAACGAGAGACAATTCACATGAGATCTTATGCATTACTGAACGACACCTTAGGTTTTGCAGAGTCAGAGTACGCAGCATTCCTAGAATATGAAGCAATGGCAGAGAAACTTGAGTTCATGCAGACATTTGACCCAGATACTAAGCAAGGCTTAGCTAAAGCACTGGCACAAACTGTATGTAACGAAGGTATGTCTCTGTTTTCTGCCTTTGTGATGCTCTTAAACTTCCAAAGGTATGGTAAGCTTAAGGGAATGTGTGAGATTGTGGAGTGGTCTATTCGTGATGAGACAATGCATGTCACAGGTATGACTGAGTTGTTCCGAACATACACACATGAAAACCCGGAGGTTGTAAATGATGAGTTTAAACTATCTATCTATGAAATGTACCGAACTGCGGTCCAACTTGAAGACAAAGTTATTGACCTTGCGTTTGAAATGGGAGCTATGGAAGGTCTTACAGCAGAAGAAGTCAAGCTCTATATTCGATATATCGCGGACAGACGACTAACAAACCTAGGACTTAAACCAAACTGGAATATAGAAGAGAACCCACTGCCTTGGCTTGATTGGGTTTTAAATGGTGACAGTTTTAAGAACTTCTTTGAAGGTCGAGTTACCGATTACTCAGCAGATGGAATGTCTGGCTCCTCTTGGGGCTGGTAGAATAAATAATTGACCTAAGCAAGGTCACTGTAAACTGCTTAACGGTCTGGGAGGACTGACTATGACAACTAAATTGATTTGGGATCTAGAAACTAACGGACTTATCCCTGAAGTAAACAAGATATGGTGTCTTGTAATGCAAGATATTACCACAAAAGACATCTTCTCTTACTCAGATTACGATGAGAACCTACCTTCACTAGCCGAAGGTCTCCAGAAGCTCTTAGAAGCTGACCTAATAGCAGGTCACAACATAATTGGATATGACCTACCAGTTCTTAAAAGACTCCTAGGATGGGAACCTAGGCCCTCTCAGACTGTATGGGATACACTGCTAATGTCACAGCTATGTATGTTCCAACGCACACACAGGCATGGCCTTGCAGGTTGGGGTGAGTTCTTCAAGTATCCAAAAGGAGATTACAACGATTGGACTAACTACAACCAAGAGATGCTTACATATTGTATACAAGACGTTACATTAAACACGTTAGTATACGAAAGACTATCAAGAGAAGCGTCAATACAAATCAAAGCACGTCCTCAGTTCAAGCAAGCTTTAAACCTAGAGCATGACTTTGCAGTAGTTAATGCAGAGATCACTGCTAAAGGTTGGAAGTTCAACATGCCTAAAGCTAAGGAACTTAAACGTGAACTAACATGGAAGCTACATGCTATAGAAGATGAGCTTGAGCCACAGTTAGGTAGTGTATGTATGCTTAAAGGTAGTAAAGAAGTAGATAAGATTGTTAAGAAGAATGGTGACTACTACAAACTCATAACCGATTGGTATGATTTAGATGTAACCACTAAAGCTTCTGATAGTTTTATCACAGGACCTTTCTCTCGTATAGAGTTCAGTGAAGTACGGCTAGGTCAATTAGCAGAGGTAAAGAAGTACCTCTCTGATATTGGCTGGAAGCCTGACGATTGGACCTTTAAGAAAGTAGCAGGTAAGTGGATCAAGATGTCCCCGAAGCTAACAGACAGCTCCTTAGAGCCTCTAGGTATCGTTGGCAGTATGATCAGTGACTACTACATGCTACGTCAAAGGTTATCTATGGTTGATAACTGGATAGAGATGGTAGCTAAGTGGGGTGATGGTAGGCTACATGGTGATATGTTTACCATAGGTACACCTTCATTCCGTTGTCGTCATCGTGGCATTGTCAACATACCCGGAGTACACTCAGAGTACGGTAAAGACCTAAGAGCTTTACTTACATGTGAGCGTGGTCATAGGTTAGTGGGTGCTGACTCTGCTGGTAATCAATTCAGAGGTCTAGCACACTACATGGGTGATGATAAGTTTACATCCTCTGTAGTTGTGGGTAAAGAATCTGATGGAACTGATGCCCACTCTCGCAATGCTGCTATCCTTGGTATCTCAAGGACAAAAGCTAAGAGCTTTATATATGCTTACTTATTTGGCGCAGGTGTGGCTAAGCTTGGTGAAGTTATCACTGGACTTAAGTCACCTAAAGCTGGTAAAGCAGCAGATGCTAAGTTCAAAGCAGCGTTCCCTAAGCTAAAGGATCTCAAAGACTCCTTGGTATCTGAGTACAATCACAACAAGATGAAGACCGGGATTGGCTTTATCATAGGCGCTGATGGTAGGCGAGTTGTTGTAAGCTCAGAACACCAACTACTTAACTACTTACTTCAAACACTAGAGGGTATCACCTGCAAGTCTGCATTAGTGTACCAGTACAAGAAGATTAAAGAGTTAGGTATCGAAGGTACATACCCTATCTTGTTTTATCATGACGAGACTGCATGGGTTACGCCTACTAAACATGCTAAAACTGTACTAGATATATCTGTAGCTGGATTCCGTGAGGGACCTAAGTCTGTGGGTGTTACCTGTATGGACGGAGATGGGAAGATCGGTATTAATTATGCAGAAATACATTAATAAAAAGTGCATTAAATGTCTTATACCTTTAGAGTCGGGTGTAAACATAGCTGAAGGTAGACTTAAAATCTCAGACTACAAGTGTAAGGAATGCCGTAATGCCTATGGTAGGAAACGACACCATGCTGTAAGGATAGGGACTCCAGAAGCTAAAGCTAAAGAACTTGCAAGGCAGACACAGTGGAAAATAGATAACCACGGATACGTCTGTCACATAAACAACCTAAGGTACGTTAAGAAGAAGCAGAGGATGCCCTCATGGGCAGACCCTGATGCTATACGAAAGATATACGAGGACTGTGCAGCTCTTAACAAGAAGCATGGGCCTCGTTCATATCATGTAGACCACATAGTACCCTTACAAGGTAAGAATGTATCAGGGTTTCATGTAGAGTATAATTTACAGATCCTAAAAGCATCTGACAATCTAGCAAAGAGTAACAACTATGTTCAACAATAACGATGCAGTCTTTACTATGTTTAGTAAAAGTTGTATGGAAGAAGAGATGGAGTACGACAAGTGTTTCATAGACGCTGACTCAATCATCTTTCGTATAGCAGTGACAACAGACTCTGTCACACAAGCAAAGTCATACTTTGATAAGGCACTTGATGCCATCATGCGTGACACTGGAAGTATCAAAGGTTACGTAGCTGTCAAAGGTAAAGGTAACTTCAGGTACGGTATCTCTGAGGACTACAAAGGTAACCGAAGTAAGTCCGAGATAGATCCTCAAGTAGCTGAAAGACGTAATGCAGTTACCGAGTACGCTTGGGAAACAGGTTGCTTCAAGTCAGATAACTGTGAGGCAGATGATGTTGTGTCTATCTGGGCGCAAGAAGCTTACGAAGCTGGTGAGCATTATGTCATAGCACATATCGACAAGGACATTGACATGGTCCCCGGTTGGCATTACAACTTCAACAAGAAGACACAATACTTTATTGACGCTGACCAAGGTCATTATAAAATGTGTATACAAATGCTTACAGGTGACAGCACAGATAACATTCATGGACTTAAGGGCATAGGCCCTAAGAAAGCCGAGAAGATCTTACAGGGTGTCGCTACTAAAGATATGCTTGAGACTGTTGCTAACACATGGCGTGACCACCATCCACGTGAGTGGAAGGGTATGCTTGAGACCTGCTTTAACTTACTGTACATGCGCAGGAATTGGGATGGGTTTCGTAGGTTAA